GCCCATCGGTCATCGGCGGTCGGCTACTTCTTCGCGGCGGACTTGGTGGCCGACAGTGGGGCGATCGGGGCGGTGACCTTCACGATCCCTCGGGCGTCGTGGACGATCTGTCCCTGGTAGCCGAACAGGGCGACGTCGATTCCACCGTTCGGGATGTTGATGGCCTGGACCCGGAAGGGGCCGGTCTCGCGGAAGTCGACGGCGTTCTTGTCGGCGCCCAGCATGTGACCAGACGGCAGGGAGGGGACGACGTCGACCACGACCCCGGCGATCGTGGAGGAGCCTTCCCCGGAGATGGTCACCACAGACTGGTTGGTGAGCCACCAGGGGACGTCGGCCAACGGCAGGCCCAGGAACGCGGCGAACACGTCGGGCGACATCCCCAGGGTTGACAGGTTCGCCCCGACCCCGGCCAACGTGGAGGCGATCAGGGCGATCGCGTCGGGGACAGACGTGGCGGTGCCGGCGTCGGTGGCTTCGGTGAGCAGGGCGGCGGCGAGGGCGGCTTCGCTCTTCTGGCCGTAGTCGTAGGTGGCGGCCTCGAGGAGGGCGGCGATGAACCCGGTGTTGAAGTCCTCGTAGATCCGGTCGACGTCCCATCCGCCGGCGATCCGCGACGCGGTGCCGGTCTCGGGGACGATCACGGCCGGCGAGGTCGGGATGGCGGTCTTGTTGCCGGCGTACGGGCCGACCACGGGCATCGTCTGCCACTTCCAGCCCTCCCACGTCATCCCGGTCAGGGCGGGGCCGGAGAACACGTTGGCGAAGTGCCGGTCGTCGCGTCGGGGGGTCCACAGCTCGCCCAGCCACATGGGGCGGATGAACGCCCCGCCGGGGTCTCCGGTGTTCGCGGGGACGATGTCGGACAGGGCGGCGTTGACGGTGCCGGCGTCGCCGGCGGCGGCGGTCATCACCGGGGCCAGGGAGGCGGCGAACTCCACGGCGGTACGGGGTCCGGTCGCGGGGGCACGTTCGGCCGCCGGGGTCGGCCTCGAGGCGTCAATCGTTGCGGTCACGGCGGTCTCACTCTCTTCGGGGTTTGCGGTCTCTTCGGGGTCGTCGGTGTCGGTGTCGGTGGTGTCCCCGGCCGACTCGGGGTCGATCGAGTCGGCCGGGGAGTCCACGGTGTCGGCGGTGTCGTCGGTGTCGGCGGTGTCGGTGTCGGTGTCGGTGTCGTCGGGGTTTGGGTCGGGGGTGTCGGGTATGGGGGTCTCGGGTGGGGGTGCGGAGGCGGTGAGTACGGCGCCGGCGAACGCGGGGACGGCGACTTGGGCGACCCCGACCAGGTCGGCGGAGACCACCTCCCCGTCCCGGATCTTGACATCGTGCAGCTCGACGGACAGGCCGTCCCGGATTCCCTCGGAGGCCTCGAGTAGGGCGAGGTCTCCGTCCGGGGTGGCCCCGACGTGGAACCCCATCACCAGCCGGTCCGGGGTCTCATCGGCGGTCGTGGCATACCCGATGGGGGAGGTGCGGCCGTGCTCGCGGAACAGCTTGACGCGGCGAAGGTCGGCGGGGACGTTGACGGCCCCGGCCCGGATCACCAGGCGGCCGGCGGAGGTGTGGCCGGCTTCGCCGTAGGGGATCGCGACCCCCTCGAGGGCACGGGAGTCGAGGTCGGAGGCGGTGACGGTCGCGGTCGGCAGGGTCAGGGTCAGGGCGTACGACGTCATCTAGTCCTCCGTGGGGGGGCCGGTGGGTCCGGCGGTGGGGGTGGTGAGGTCGGCGGTGTCGAACGCGACCCGTTGCCCTTGGGGTACGACGTCGTCCATCCCTAGTCGGGACTCGATCGCGTCCATGTAGAGCGACAGGCCGTAGTCAATCCACTGCTGGTTACGGGCGGTGGCGGTCTGATACTCCAGTGATGCGCCCTCGGTGGTCGCGTCGATCATCGCCCCGGGCATCGAGATGTGTCGGGCGACGTCGAGGGCGGCGGCGTTGCGGCCCCCGATCAGGAGGGCGTCGGAGTCCATCCGGTGCTCGACGGTGGTCAGGGCGGCATTGGTGAACAGGATTCCATCGGAGTCGGCCAGTGCGGCCCGGGCCTCATTGACCACCTCGCGGCGTTCGTCCTTGGTGAGGGTCGCGTCGGTGATCTGATGCAGCTCGAGGCGGAACGGGTGGGCGGCGACGTCGGCGGAGGTCTGCTCCAGGCTCGATGCCTGCCGGATCGTCCTGGCCCCGAACCGCAGGATTCCCTCGTGGGGGCCGGGGAAGTAGACCAGGCGGGACGCTTCGAGGGGGTGGGAGTCCTGGTCGGTGATGACCCCGGCGTTATCGACGGTCCAGGCGCCGTGGGGGAACCGGACCATCCGGGTGGGGCGGCCGTCGGCGTCGAGGGCGGTGGAGTACCACAGTGACTCGCCGTAGAACAGGAGGTCGTCGACGGTCCACAGCATCCGGTACCAGGGGGCCTGGGCGGTGAGCTGCCAGCGGGTCGCGTCGGAGTGGTCGAGGTCGCCGGTCTGGCCATCGGTGGAGTAGGCCCACGTGGGTTGCGGGGTCACCAGGTCGGGGCCCCGGTAGGCCTCGAGGGGGCATCCGGCGATCGCGGAACACGTCAGGTGGCGGCCCCTGGCGACGGCCGGAACCCTCATCGCGGCCCACCTGGACAGGGGCAGGGCGTCGGTGGTGGTGGTGAAGTCGGGCGGGGCGAAGTCGTAGAGGTGGGAGTTGTCGGTCCAGGCCTCGATCTGGGGGTCGAGTGGCGGCAGTGTCGGGATCCTGGGGAACAGCCAGTCCCGAACGCTCACAGTCGGGCCTCACGTTCGCGGGCTCGGCGGCGGCGGACGTGGGCGACGTCGGCGGCGGCCTTGGCATGGAACGCGGCGCGGTGCCGGTCGGCGGCGGCCTTAGCGTCGACGCGGTTGGTGAAGGGGCCGGCGCGGAACTGGCATCCGGGGGCGGTGCACAGGGTCAGGGCGTCGGTCCGGGAACAGTCCAGTGCCAACAGCCGCATGGGGACCTGTCTAGCGGTGACCTACCGACAGTTAGAGGGCGGCGGCGACGGGTTTCGCGGGTTCGGGGGCCAGGTGGTGGGCACCCCATAGGGCCCCGGAGACCGCGACCAGGGGGGCGACGGGGGCGGCGGCGGTCCTCCGGGCCCAGGCGAACCCCCCGGAGTCTCCTAGGGGCCGTATGGCGGCCCCGTCGACGGCGTCGGTCAGGGCGGGGGACGGGTAGACGGTGAGGGGGCCGGCGGTGATCGCGTCGACCAGGCCGGCGGCGGCGTTGGCGACGTCGGCGGACTTCATCACCAGGAGGGGGAGTCCGGTTCGGTCCAGGGCGTCGACGGTCGCCCCGGCGGCGCCGTACCTGTCCACGGCGAACGGTGCGGCGTAGGCGGCGTGCAGCTCGACACAGCGGGGGACCAGCCAGTCGAGTCCGGGCCGGTTGTCGACCAGCTCGACGTACCCGGTGGGGGTGGCCACGGCGATCGCGGCGGAGCCCCGGTCGGCGGCGACGTCGAGTGAGAAGCACAGGGGGCCGGCCGGCCGGGGTGTCGCGGGGTCGAGCTGGCGGGTGGCCCACAGGGTGGAGTCGATGACCCGGTCGGTGGACCTGGTCCACCTGTTGCCGTACTCGCGGGCGAACCCGGCCGACCCCAACGGCCCCCTAGCGGTTCGGAGGGCGTCGAGGTCGGTGAGGCGGCCCAGGCCCGGGTGGGTGCGGGTCCAGGTCGCCTCGTCGTCGGGGTCGTCGTCGTCGGAGAACCCCCATTCGAACACGGCGAACCCGGGCAGGGCCTCGCGGGCGGAGGTGAGGTAGCGGCGGAGATAGTCACTCGCGTCGGTGCCGGCGGTGCCGACCAGGATCAGTTGTCGGCGGGGCCTGGTGGTGAACGTGGGGAGGATGGTCAGATCGAGCTGTTCGCCCAGGATGGTGCCGTGCTCTTGGGCTTCGTCAACGATGACCAGGTCGAGGGCGCTTGAGCGGAGGGCGCCGGGTTTGGGTGGAAACGCTTTGAGGTAGGAGCGGCCGGGGAGGGTGACCCGTTCGGTGCCGGCGGACCGGCGGACCCGGGCCCGTGCGGCCAGTGGGGTGTCGGCGAGCTCGGTGAACCGTTCGACCATCCGTTCGGTGGTGACGTGCCCGGTTTGGGCGGTGTAGGCGGCCCGGTAGTCGGCCTGCTCGAGACACCGTCCTAGGGCGAGGTCGAGGGCCCACGTCGTTTTCCCGCACTGGCGGGGGACGGTGACCACGACCAGGGGGTAGCGGTAGCGGCCGGCCGGGGTTCGTTCCCCGATGACGTCGGCGGCGTACCTCTGCCACGGAAGCCAGCGGCGGCCGGACAGGTGGGCGACGAACGCCCCGGCCGCCCCGTCAGTCGGCGCGTTGCCCCTGGGGGTCGCGAGTCTCGGTGGCGGCGAACTCTGCCAGGGCCCGGGTGAGGGGGTCGGCATCGTGAGCGACTGCGGCGAAGACACGGTCGTAAGTCTCGCCGAACTGCTTGGTCAGCGCACTAAGCACCATGAGCTCGTACGGTTTGAGGGGGGCGCGGTGCTCGAGGGCGTCGATGGCGTCGGCCAGGGTGCGGAGGTTGGCGACCCCGGCCGGTGAGAGGGTCGAGTCGGCGTCGCGGGCGGTCTTGACCTCGGTGTCGAGGGCCATTCTGTTTCGCCCCCGGTGGCGTCGCCCCGGATAGACATTGAACAGCGGTTCAGTGTCGTCCATCGGTGGCCGTTCGGTTCGGATCGGTCGAGACCGACCCCCCTCCCCCGGGGACACACACGGAAGG